TCAAATCCCTTCGCCCGCTCCAGTTTCCCAAGTCATGATCTTCCGGATGTTTATTTTTTTCGCAGCGGCGGTTTTCGTTCCGGCGTCATCGGCTTCATATTGTCTGTGTACGAGCGGTACAAAAATCGTCCCCCGGGCGGAACCTATATCGAGGATGGCCGTTTGAACGCTGAGGCTCCTAACCTCAGTTCCCTCTGATTGCCCGCTGCCAGCGGGCATTTTTTTACCCTCTTTAAAGTCGCCTCCTGCGCCCGCCCCTTTAAAACTACGGGTGAGAGCCCTGTCATACGCGGCTGAATGGCAGAACAACCCTGTCAGCAACAACAATATGACGCCTTGATCTTGCCATATTTCATTCAGTGTGCTTTTGTGCAGCCGCCCTTGTGGGAGGGGGTAGAGGTTGAGGCCCGCTGGCTGCATTTCAGCAGTAGCGGGTTTCCCTTTTTTTGGGCGAGATTCGCCGGCAAAGGCGTCTGATCCATTGCTATTTGCCGCTGAGACAAGCAATGTACTTTGTCACCACTGACTGGAATCTCTGGGAATATCCGAGAATATCCGGGAACCGGTGAGAAAGCCTTATAAATCAGAGGCTTTCAAGGGAACTGAGGATCACCGTTCAGCGCCGAGTTTGACAAGCATTTACGGCGCTCTGCGAAACGCTATGGCAAAAGCCACGAAAACTCGAAGGGCCCTCAACAACTCTTCAAAAATAGTTAGATTGGCCTTTAAGAGCCCTTAAAGCCCGGAAAACCGGCTTTTCGAAATCGCGGAAGACTGCGTGGCAGCGCTCCGAAACACATTAAAGAGGCCCTACTTTCCAATTTTAAGATGGAACACGTTGCCACGTTATCTACGACGATGAAATAGCGAAGTAAAAACAACGAGAAAGCAAGATGGGCTGCCCTCCAGAAGATGGAAGGCAGCTTTTTTTATGAGATTTTTTTCTCTAGGCGCTCGACTACCGGATAAACGACAGCCAACATTTGCTGAATGTGACTATCTAGGCGCTCATTGAGTTCAATCATACTGGGAATATGCGCATATGCTAAATTGAAGGACCTGAACTTTCCATCTTTGCTTTCTTTCAAAGCCATGCCTATGGCGACAGCATTATATTCATGTTCTAGCAGGGCGAAATGCACCGCAGTAACCGGCTGAATTGTCTCCGGTGGGAGAGAATAAAGCTTCGATGGATCGCTGTTGTGCACCACTGCAAGTGACACAGGATTGATTACGGATACTGAAGCCTTAGCAGGGCTTACGTTTTTCAACGTCGTCACCTGGTGCCGAACGAGTTTTGAAATCTGAGCTATCTCAATCATCAAAGCACGCAGTACATTTAACTGCTCAGATAAATGGAGTGCCTTGTCACGTCGCCGATTTAGATGCGCGTTCAAAAGCGCGCCTAACGTGAGAGTCAAAAAACCGAGCAGCGCCCCGACCGTGGTTCCGACAACAGTTGCCTGTGCGGGCGCTAATTCACCCACCCAGTTCCAAATGGTGCACAATGCGAAAGCTCCCTCACACGGCATTTAGGAGCCTTCGAGCATGACGAGGCGCTCTAGTTTTCTTCAGTACCGCCCAAGCGAAGTATAGGGAGACAAATGTCTTCAACTGTCTTGATCTGCTCCGCAATCGTGCGGTCAACCTCGTTTTCAGCACTTTGATGGCCTCGGGTTATCGTTCTGTATATTTGTTTTCGAAATTCTGGGTCATCGCTCCCGGGAGACAGTGACGGAAGGAACTCAAGAGACGCTTGCACCACGCCAAATTGTTGACCCAATGTCTCAAGCGCGCCCTCCAGTCGTTCACCAAAAAGCGCCCGGGCCATAGGTTGGCAATCCAGAAGCTGTTTCCTGTTCTCATATGCTGCATTCAACCGACTGAAGTAAGCTTGCTGCGTGATAAATGGCTTGCGACGTTCTGGGTCTTCAATCAACCCGAGATCAGAGTCAATTAGCTGCCTTTCTGCCTCCACTAGTTCGCGGGCCGAAATAAATGGGTTGCGGAGGTGTGCCAGGTCGCGCCGCACGTTGTACGCCGCGACGATGATACGCTCAGCTTGATCGAACTTTCGATCAGCAATCTTTTGGACACGCCACTTTTTCAGACTACTCGCGCCAAGTATTCCCGCTACGATTACGGCGATCGCCCCTAGCACGGTGCCTACACCTTGAAGGAAGACACCGATCGCGCTTAACGCATTCATATGGGTTTCCACGACCAAATAACTCGACCGATAATTTTGACCTGATTTAATTCTTCACGATGCAGCACTATTGGTGCGTAGTGACCGTCGCCGTTATCGGAGCACCAATGTAATGTCTCGTGATCTACCCAAAAAGCCCTTTTGGCATAGAGGTCACCATGAAGCGAGACAACGAAAACCTTGTCGTTGGTCGGATCTTCGCCGGTCCTGGGCTGGCTTGTATCAATGACTGCAAAATCACCGTGTGCGAGCGTGGGCAACATGCTGTCACCCTTGATTTCTAAAAGCCGGATGTTTTTCCTTCGCACGCCGAGGACTTTTGCTGCCAACGCGTCCATGTCCAAGTCAATGCCTTTGGATTCATGAAGAACCGCTGCGCCACCTCCCGCGGAAGCTTTAAGGGGCAGAAAGTTGATTGTTGGCGCAGGCGGAGGATCGAAGCGTTCACGCACCATTTCCGACGCATTTGCAGCAACGGATTTCATTTCCTCGACAGCCCGTAAAATCAGTGCTTCCGCTTCAACCCCTTTTTGCTGTGGTTGACCTAAATGCTTTGGCCCGACGCCAGTGAGAACCCATCCAGGATTGATGCCAAACTTGTCGAAACCCAACAAGGTTTCTCCATTCGGCGTCCCTTCACCTCGCTCGATCTTTTGCCAACCCCGCAACGACATACCTAGTCGATCGGCCATCTCCTGTTGAGATAAGCCGTTTTCGTCGCGCACTTGTTTAGCGCGTGCACCAATGTCGGTCACAGCAAAATTGCCCATCGGTCAAAATAAGCACTTTAGTGCTTTACATATGCACAAAAGTGCTTATACCTTTCTGTGTTCGCAGAATTAATAACCCCAAAAAAGGAGGCCGGTCAGGGCCTCCCTTCTGGAAGGAATCCTTTATGCACCGTGTCTCTGACGGCGGCAAGACAAGCCGTGCCGAACGCCGAAGGCTGGAAGAAATTGCCCGCATAAAAGGCAAGCTCATCATTGCCAAAATTACGCTTGCCGAGATCGACAAGAAATACAGCCTGCCCTCCGGCACGGCCGGCAACGCCGTACACGAGCCGCACGCGGCAGGTGAACGCGCCATTGCAGCGGCCCTAAAAACCCGTCCTCACCTTCTCTGGTTCTCCCGCTATCACTCCGACGGTCGCAGGCTCACCCCGCAGCCCTCGGAAAACTATCGCAACGGCCGTCGCGCCGTCCTGGCGGATCAAGCCGCATGAAGCGTGGAACGGTTCGGGATTGCTGCTCTAGCCTGCCGCACATCGTGTGCAAGGCCCTCAATCGCCCCGGCTGTCAGACCCAATCTCTCGACCGCTCCACACCCCGACCATCGCCTATCAGCAGACACCCCACAATGACGAAACCGCATGCCAATTCCGACAGCCCGATTTTCATTCCGGCCCGCTCGCGCGTGGTCCGGTGGGCCGAAACCCTGCTGATTTTTAGTCCTGCGTTCGCAGGCGTTTCGGCCGTCTTTTTCGCCATCCTCAAAAACTCTGGAGCAGCTCAATGACCGCAGCAGTCCGTAATTACGTCGCAGTGCCTTTCTTTGACCGCGTCCCGCCACGCGTCATGGACCTCGTCATCACTACGTTCGACAACATCGTCGAGCGCGCCATGCCCAAACGTGATGCCTATCATTTCTTCGCCACTGGCGTGAAACAGCGCCACCTTGAAGGCCCCACATTCGAAGAGTTCGCAGACTGGCACGAGCGCGTGAAAAACGGTCTGATCGACCGTCCGCATCCGTCTGATATTCTTCCTTTCACGCCCTCTCCCTATCAGCCTTTGCCGAAAACAGCAGAAGAGCGCGTAATCAAACATCCGCACGCCGTTGCTTGCGTCGTTGATCTTGAAGCCGTGGACACCGAACGTTTGCGGCAGGCCCGCGCAATTGTTGTTGCGGCCCACGCCCTCAACGAGGCGAAACTTGCGGCCGGTTACGCCCCTGCATCCATCCTGCTCGATGACACCATCCTGCAGGAAGCCCTGCAGGAAGTCCTCTCTGCAGAAGCGAGCGCCACCGTCATGGACGCCGATGTCCACATGACACCCGGGAACAAGCTGGTCGATCTCCTTCTTGGAGAAGGCGACGACGATATCGACGACAAGCTTGTCGGTTGCCTCACCATGGACATGCAGCCCGAGCTCTGCCGCCTCCTTGTGCGCTCCGACGCCACCAAATCCCGCTGATTTCCCGAACCGTCGCTCTGTTACCCCCAGGGAGCGACGCCAGATGCCGGGGCGGCCAAAATCCTGTCCCCACCGCCTCGGCATCGAACTGCCCGCAATGCCGTCGCCAAGCGACGAACCCCGAGGTTTCGATGGTAAATCCGTATTCTGATGAAGAACGTTTGCAGGCGATGGTAGCGGCCAGCTATCGCGCCAGCCGTTCGCATTTCAACCACCTGCCACTGCGCCACATCATCAATCCGCCTGCCGAAATGTTCGATGCGAAGCTCGCACGGCAGATGGCAATCTATGTCCTGCATATTGATTTCGGCGTGCCGCGCCGCCGCTTGGTCGTGCTCCTGGGCGTTGCCCGATGGACTGTGATGCAGGCTGTCCGCGTCATCGAGGCCCGGCGCTTCGAACCGCTTTTTGACAAGGCTTATGAGCGGATAGCCGCCCGTGCCAAAGACACCTTTATGGAAATGCTTTACGCGGCCTCGGCTGGACAGGAAGCCTCCTATGGCTGAGTTCATCCGCGCCACCATCTCCAGCATTCATGTCGGTGAGCGGCTGCGCCCGATCGACATGGATTATGCCGAGGCGATTGCCGCCTCTATGTCCGAACACGGGCAGATCAGCCCGATCATGATCCGTAAGACGCCTGCGAAAAAGGGAACGCCCTATACGCTGGTGGCGGGCGGCTACCGCACCACCGCCGCAACGCTGCTTGGCTGGACGGAGATCGACGCCATTGTCGTCAAGGCAGACGCCGTTGAAGCTCAGTTGCTCGAAATCTCCGAGAACCTCTATCGTAATGAACTAAACCCGCTCGATCGCGCCATCTTTGTCATGAAGTACCGCGAGCTGTGGGAAGAAAAACACGGAAAAATCAGTCGTGGCGGTGACCAAAAATCAAACGGTCACGATGACCCTTTGACCTTTGCGAAGGGCCGATCGCTCTCCGAGGAAGTGCAGGAGCGCTTTGGCTTCGGTCCGGAAACCTACAAGCGGGCTACGCGTATCGGGCAAAATCTCGATCCGGTGCTGAGACAGGCGGTGCGCGGCACCACGGCTGAAAACGATCAATCGCAGCTTTTGACGCTGGCGAAACTTCCCCGTGAAGATCAGGTGAAGGTCGCAGCAGCGTTGAAGCACGAGCCGGACGTAAAGAAGGTTCTGGCTTTCACCAAGCCTCCGGCTCTGGTCACCACGCCGCCTGCGCCTTCTCAATCCACCATCCTCACGAAACTGATCGCCGCCTGGGACGAGGCGAGCGAGGAAACCCGCGATAGCTTCCTTGAGCACATCGGCATGTCGAACACGCCGGATTCCCTCATGGCTGCGATCCGCGAGGAGGCAGCATGAGCACGAAACGCGACCCCAACCAGATGGACTTTTTCAAAGAGACAGTTTTTCCGGTGCGCTCTGCATCGGAACGTCTCGATATCGACCGCTTCCGTTCGACCCTGAAACGCGAAATGGCCCGCGCCATCCGCGAATGCCAGTATGACCGCGACACGATCGCGGCGCGCATGGCCTATTACCTCGGCCTCGACAAGGTCTCGAAGTCGGCTCTCGACAGCTATACCGCCGAAAGCAAGACCGCTCACGACATCAGCATGCCGCGCTTCAAGGCGTTTGTCCGTGCCACCAACGCATTTTGGCTTTGGGATGTCGTCGTTTCCGATGACGGATTGTTGCTGCTCGAAGGCGACGAAGCCCGCCTCGCGGAAATGTCCCGCATTCGCCAGGAGCAAAGGAAGCTCGCCCAGGAACTGAAAGTTCTTCAGGCGACACCGGTGCACATCCGTCGGGTGCGCAAATGAAAAAAGAATGGTTCACGTCCGCCGAACTGGCTGAAGCAGCGCTTCCCGGTATGCCGCAGTCGCGCAAAGGTATCGAGTTGTTTATCGCTCGCTCTGGCGTGCGTTCCACTGCGAAATCCCGCCCGAAGGTCGGACAAGGCGGCGGGTTTGAGTACCATTATTCCTTCCTGCCTTCGGTGGCGCAGGCCAAGATCGCATTTCTCAATGCGGAGCCGACCGATCCGCGCCCGACGAAGCTTTCAAAGATGCTTTGGGACCGTTTTGAGGCCCTTCCCGACGCCCATAAGGCTATCTGCAAGACCCGCTTTTCCGTCCTGACGGAAGTCGAGGAACTGCGGGCCTCGGGCATCAGCATGAAACATGCCGTCGCCCACGTCACCCGCAGGGCGGACATCGTGCCCGCCACCTATTACGAGTGGCGCAAGATGGTCGAAGGCCATTCCCGCCAGGACTGGCTTGCCGCCCTCGCTCCGTCATTCTCGGGCGGCGCCAGCGGCGAAGTCGTCGACGTCACCCCATGCCACCCCGAGGCGTGGAAAATCCTGAAATCCGACTTCCTGCGGCCCGAACGCCCTTCGTTTAGCGCTTGCTATCGCCGCATGATGATGGTTGCCCGCGACCAAAACCTGTCGCCGATCCCTTCCGAGCGTTCCTTGCGCCGCCGTCTGGATGCGGAAGTGCCGAAGGCCGCGCAGATCATCGCCCGCGAAGGCAAGGACAAGGCAAAGCAGCTATTCCCGGCGCAGAAGCGCACGGTGGCTCATCTGCATGCGATGGAGATCGTCAACACCGACGGTCACCAGCTCGACCTGTTTGTGCGCGCGCCGTGGTCGGAAACGCCGGTCCGCGTGATCCTGATCGGTATTCAGGATGTCTATTCCCGCAAGGTGCTTTCGTGGACGCTGGCCGAGGCCGAGACATGGGAGGCCGTCCGCACCTGCATCGGTTCGATGATCGAGAACCATGACGGCATGCTCCCCTATCATATTTACATGGACAACGGTCGTGCGTTCGCGGGCAAGATGATTTCGGGCGGGGCAAAGACCCGTCACCGCTTCAAGGTCAATGAGGACGATGTTGCCGGCCTCCTGAAAACGCTCGATATCGAGCCGCATTTCGTGAAGCCGCGTTCCGGCCAGTCTAAGCCGATCGAACGCGCATGGCGCGATCTCGCCGAGGAAATCTCAAAGCATCCGTCCATGTCCGGTTGCTATACCGGCAACAAGCCCGACGCGAAGCCGGAAAACTACGGCAACAGCGCAGTTCCGCTCGAAACGCTCCAGCGCCATGTCGCGCAGTGTGTTGACGAGCATAATCACCGTCTGAACCGAACCACGGAAACCGCCCACGGCCGCAGTTTCGCGCAGACGTTCGATGCGTCGATCGCTGAACCGTCCACCATCGTCCGCTACGCCAGCATGTCGCAGCGTTCGCTCTGGATGCTCTCGGCCGTTGCCATCACGGCGCGTAAGCCGGACGGCGCGATCCACATGCACGGCAACCGTTACTGGAACGCTGTGCTTAATGAGTGGATCGGCAAGAAGCTGACGGTTCGGTTCGATCCGGCCGATCTGCACAAACCGGTCAAGGTCTACGACCCGGAAGGCCGTTTCCTGTGTGATGCCGACTGCCTGGCTAAAACCGGCTTTGCCGATACGGGCGCTGCCCGCCGCCAGGAGAAGGCACGCAAGACCCACGTCAAGAACCTTCAGGCGGTGGCCAAGAGCAACGCGGCGCTCTCACCGATGCAGCTTGGCGAAATCATGGAAAAGGGCCGCAAGGCCGAGGCTGCGAAGCGTCCGCAGACGCCGGTTCGTCCGGTCGTCACGCGTCTCGTCACCGGCAACCTTGCACATGCCCCGGTCGAGGCGGTCAGCGTCGACCATTTCGAAGACAGTTTTGCGCGTGGCCTCGCCCGAGTGGCGGGTGGGGAAAGCGCAATCATCCAATTCCCTACGGGGAATACCGAGGCAGGCGGCAAGCCTGCCCGCAAGAGAAGAGCCGAAAAGTAGTGAGTACGGTTCCAGTCCAACAGGGCGAAAAAAAATGAGCGACCCGAAGGCCGCCCCACAATTGAACGAAGGAACCTTTATATGAAAAAGACGACCAACACAAATAGCGTGTGGGAACAGTCGCAACCGCTAATCGAGTTTACCGCCAAACATCCGGCGTCGGACGTTGCCGAATGGCGAAACCTGACAGCGCGCACTGTCGATGTCGCCGTCACATACGGCTGGACGAAAGCAGAAGTGTCCCGCCGCTCCGGCGTGCCCGAAGGCACGTTCTCGCCGTGGTTTGGTGGAAAATATCTGGGCATTCTGGCGAACGTTAATCAGCAGATAGCCAACTGGCTCGATGCCATCGACGCAAGCCAGAATATGGCTGCCATCATGCCAGTGTCGCCGCCTTTCCAGCGTACAACGGTCGGCCAGGACGTTTACAACGCTCTTCTGTTTGCCCAGGTTACGTCCGGTTTCGTCCGCGTCACCTTGCCCGCAGGCTCCGGCAAGACAACCGCTGCAAAGCACTTTGCAGCAACGCGCCCTCACGTGTTCATGGCGACGCTCAGCCCGAGCACCAAGACGGTGCATGGCATGCTTGTCGAACTGTGCGGGGCGCTCGAAGTCCATGAGCACAATCCGGCGAAGTTCGTTCGCGCCCTCGGCGCAAAGCTGAAGCGTGTCGGCGAAGGCTCGCTGCTCATCATCGATGAGGCGCAGAACGCCGTTCCGGATGCGATCAATCAGCTTCGCCATTTTGTGGATAACGACCATTGCGGCGTCGCTCTTCTTGGAAATGAAGACACGGCTACCGCCTTCGTTAAAGACCTCGGCCGCTCCGTCGCCAGCCGCGCCCAGGTGCTCTCCCGCTTCGATCGCCAAGTTCGCACGGCACGCAATCCGGTCGCCGATGCTGAAATCCTGATCAAGGCTTGGGGCATCGACGAAGGCACGGATTGCGCCACCTTCCTGAAGGGTATCGCCAGCAAGCCCGGTGCTCTCCGACAGATCGACCGCACCATGAAAGCCGCATCGATGCTTGCCATCGGCGACGGCGAGGAAGGTGTGCGCCTGGAGCACCTTCAGGCCGCCTGGAAGAACCGCGACATGGGGGACAGCCTATGACATCGGCGGCTCCCTCCCTGAAATCTCATCTCGATTACCTCGCGGGCATCTTCGCGCCAGCCGGAAAGATGAAGGCGGGTGAAAAACTGGAGCTGGATGCAGAGTCCGCCCAGACCATCCTGAAGACCCTTCGCGGCCTGTCACAACAGGCCGGCTATCTTGAGCTGGAGCTTTCCATCCTGCGCGACAGCGAGGCCGGAAAGCTGCTGGCCAAGACCGCCGAGCAGCTTGCGACCGGTGAACTCACCAGCCTGCTTGAGAAGGCCGAGAGCAACATCATCCGCCCAAACTTTGGAGGAAAGAAGAATGACGGCGAAGCCTGACTGCGTTTCCGATCTCCTGCATGAGCTCTATCGCGGCCTTAACAATGAACTGACCGAGAAGGGCCATATCCATCTCGACCGCGCTATGTCGTCGAGGCTGGTGATGAATGTCGGCAGGATAGCCGACTATGCCCGCAACCTTGAAAACGCCTGGTCGTGCGCGGAGTGGAACCGCCGCGCCTTCGAGGATCGGCTGAAGCTGATTTCCGACATGACCGCTGTAACGGCCGAGGTTCTTCAGCTGATGCGGCCTGACATCGAGGACGGCGGCAACGTCGTCCGGTTCCGTCCCAAGCCCTCCAATCCCCCTGCACCTTCCGCGCCGCCCGGTGGCGACGCGGCCTGATCCCCTTTCACATTAATTTATGAGGTCCAAAACCATGGAAGCTGTAATTCTGGAAGAAAAGGCCGCAGCCGGCATCACCGTCGTTAACGGCAAGGAATATGTCACCAACGCGGACGGCGGCCTGACGCCGCTTGCCCTGGTGAAGGCCGAAGACTTCCTTGAGGACCAGATGGTCCGCAAGATTATCGGTTTCGCCAAACCGCTTTCGGCAGAGCTGGCCCGCTTCAAGGCGCACACCCGCGCCGATATCGCCGAGTTCGATCGTAACCTTGAGGCCAAATACGGCCTCGTCAAGCGCGGTCGCGCCGGAGCCGGAAACCAGAAATACCGCACGATCGACGGCCTGATGTCTGTCGAGACACGCGTCAACAAGCTCATCGAGTTCGGTCCACAGTTGCAGGTCGCGAAAGGTCTGATCGACGAATGCCTGAACGAGTGGACCGAAGACGGCCGCGCGGAAATCCGTGGCCTCGTCACCCGCGCCTTCAATGTCGATCAGGCGGGCAAGATCAGCAAGGACGCCGTCTTCGAACTGTTCAAGATCGAAAGTGACGATCCTCGCTGGATGCAGGCAATGGAGGCGATCAACGCGGCCGTGCGGGTGATCGGGTCGAAAGAGTACCTGCATTTCAGCTTTCGGGAGACGCATGACGCGGATGCGCCTTGGGTACGCATTTCTCTCAACATTGCTGACGCGTGAGTTGGGCGATGAACATGCTTCCAAAAACCAGCCTGAAATTAGCCGATATCAAACCGGCTCCGCAATCTAGCAAGCTCATCGGCAGCGCTTTCCATCTCTTTGATGAGACTTGCCAAGCGGTGAGGGAAGGAGCGGGTTATGGCGACACGGTAGACCCCTTCCTCGTCCCACTCGAAATTTTCGTAATGATGAAAGTCGATGGCTCCCGCCATTTCACTGAAACTATTTGCTTCGATATGTCGGGAAAACCACCTTTTAATATTGTTCGCGTCTTCGGTAGCCTTCTCATAACGAAGCAGAAGAGCGCCATCGAAAATCTCTGCCGCGTCGCGAATGGTGGACCGTTCGAGAATTTCCACGATCTCGTAAAGAATCGGATTAAGTGGAAGGATTATCCCGGAAAACCACCGATACTGGCCATGCTGCTGGCCTTCGAAATCCTCGAAATCAACCCACTCTGCCGCCAATTTTTCGGCGGCTTTTCGCAAATGTTCCAGTTGAGGGTGCAGCCCTCGATCCATGCGCCGCGTCTCGCCTCGCATGGCAAAAGCCATTGCTTCCTTATGCCGTCGATCTTGCTTTTCATCGCTGCGGATCATTTGACGGACGGTGTAGCCGGCAGCAAGAACTGCTGCGAAGCCGGTGATCAGCGTCTGAAAATCGAAGATCAGATTACGCAACCAATCACCGCCGCTCTGGTCGGTGATCACACGTGGATGGCCGAATATTACAGGCAAGGAGATTCCAACGCAGCAAACAAGCACGACGAGAGCGAACAATCGCTTTTTGTGAAGATCAGACAACGTTTCCCCCTGAAACCCCTCAACCGATCGCAACAGGTCGCACTTTTCGCTTCGATTGAAAAGCGTGTTGGGGAAACCCGCTGCATGAACGCGCGATCGGTCACTCGGCTCAATAACAGCTTAGCCGGATTGTCCCAGTTGCGTCAGGGCCACGACCTGAGCATATCATCGCTGGGGACGCTTTTTGCCTTCGATACTTTTCAGGATTTCGTTTCATATCGGCGTCGATATCGTCGAGTGACTTTTGAAACGCTGCCTTCTTCTTCTCAAGCATTTTGGCGTGTGCCGGGCGATCGTAGAGAGCGCAATCCGACAAGTCGGGATCATCAAGGGAAGCCGATGGGCTATTGCAGCGTTGAATCAAGGTTTCACGGCGACGGGCTTCCTCGGCTGACTGGCAGCCCGAGACAAGAAAAATTGCTGTCATCATCAAAATTATCTTTTTCAAGCGAAGTCCCCCCTCTAACGGCCTACCCCAAAAGTGAGCATAGTGCTTCATCGTCCAATGAACACTCCCTGCGGCAAGAACTTTGCCGCCGATGACGAGTAAGCGCCAAGTTCCTGCGGCCTTCACCAAGGGCTATGTGCTCTGCTCTCCGTCCGGAAAGCTTCAGCCGAAAACTTGGGGCGAGACCGCCGCCAAGGCGATCGCATCCAAATACCGCAAACGCGAGACCTGGGAGAAGGCACAGCGCCGGGGCTGGTCCGTCCAGTTCGTCTACGTGCGCTTTTTCATCCCGGTTTTCAAATCCACCTTCACCACAACCGAATTCAGCGAGGCCTACGATGCCGAGGACATTTGAACCCGACCAGCTGCTGACGGCGCTGATCGACGCATTTCTGAAGGACGGCCATTTCGTTCACGCGAAGGGCGGCAAGATGTTCGTCCTGGTCGTGACCGAGGAAGGCGACGAAAGCCGCTCCTCCGAGTTCTGCCTTACCGACATCGCAGCCCACGCCGCAGGAAGGCTGTCGAGATGAGCAAGACCATTGCCGCCATCAAGATCGAACAGAAGAAACTCGGCCTGGACGACGACACCTATCGCGCCAAGCTGCATATTCTGACCGGCAAAACATCCACTACGGAGATGACCGAGGCCGAGCGGCAAAAGGTCCTCGTCAGCCTGCGCGGCAACACGCCGAGGCCCGCGCCGGTTCGGCTGGACGGTCGCGACGGCAAGCACAGGCTGTCCGGCAAGTACTTGCCGAAGATGCGGGCGCTCTGGATTGCCTGTTACAATCTCGGCGTCATCGACGATCGCCGTGATAGCGCACTGGAAGCGTTCGCGATGGGGCGGCAGCTGCCGAACATGTCCGACATGCGTTTCGTCCACAAGGCCAGTGACGGCGCGAGCGTCATTGAGGCCTTGAAGGGCATGCTTGCAAGGGCGGGCGTCCAGTGGGCCGACCTCATGCCCTGCCAGCCTTACGAAAAGAGCTATGGCTACAAGATCGCCTGTGCGCAGTGGGCGATCTTACGCCCCGATGGTGGTGACTTCTGGCATGCGGTCAACCGATGCATCAACAGAAGCATCGGCAAGCCCGATTTGAGCGATGCTGAATGGATCACGGTAATGAACCATTTCGGGCCGCAGGTTCGGCGTCTGAAGAAGGGACCGGCACTATGACGCCAGAGGCCGTTCCGCTGGTTCATGATCCAGCATTGCGCGATATCGCCGCTCCGTCGCTTGTCGATCGCGACGGCCGCGCGATGCAGCTTTATTCCTTCAGCTACCGCCACGGCGACAAGCATTGGTCGTTTTCCCTTTGGGCATGGTCGAAGCGGGACGCCAAGCAGCGTCTGCGCGCCCTTCGTCGAAACGTGCGCCTTGACGGCTTGATCGTCGCTGAGATTGAGGGCGGCATCTGATGTCCAGCCTTCCCGATCGCGCCTATATGACCCCGCTTTTGAACCGCATCGCCGATGTAGCCGGCGAGCGGGCGGCGGTCATTCTTGGCCGCGAGAAGGCTGGACAGCAGATTTACGTTCCCGAAACGGCCACCCCCGACCACTGGCTTTCCGAACTGATCGGCCTCGATGCCGCCAAAGCCATGGCCGTCAAGTGGGGGAGCAAACACATCGTTATCCCCGCCGCACTCGCGGGAGACAAAATCCGCCGTGCTGCCACCATTGCCGAATTGCTCGACAAAGGTTATTCAATAAACGAAATCGTCCGGCGAACCGGTGTTTCCTTCAACACCGTTCGCAATCACGCGAAAAAGCGTCCCCGCGACGATCGCCAAGGTGAATTGTTCTAACCGCTTGCCATTTTTGGCAATGGGATAAGACGGAACAAAACCGCCAATAGTCCTCTCGACGGGGGCAACTCAAGCCCCTCTTGAAGGGGCTGTAATGACCACTCAAACATTTGATGAATGGCTGATTTCCCGACTTCGGGACGCTGGCGCCTATGGCGGCCGACTTGATGGCGTCCACGGTCGCGAAGTGATCACCGCGCTCGAACGGTTTCAGCGCGCCGAAAACCTGCCAGTGACCGGCCGTGCCGACACGCCGACAATCAACCTGCTGCGTGGCGTGAAGAAGAGCCGGGACCCCGAAAGCACTCTGGTTACGCACGAACGCGTTACCATGCCAGCCGAGCCGGTCTGGATGCGGGACGCGCGGCGTTATCTGGGCCTGAAGGAAATCCCCGGCTCTAAATCGAACGCCACCATCATGTCCTGGGCGAAGAAGCTCGGCGGCTGGATCGCCTCCTGGTATCAGAACGATGATACGCCGTGGTGCGGTCTGTTTATCGCGAATGTCATCGCCACGACCCTCCCTAAAGAACCATTGCCCTCCAATCCGCTCGGCGCGTTGAACTGGAAAACGTTCGGCGTATCCGGCCGCATCGCACGCGGCGCAATCCTTGTTTTCGAGCGCAAAGGTGGTGGGCATGTGGGCATTTATGTCGGTGAGGATCGGACGCACTATCATGTGCTGGGCGGCAACCAGGACAATGCCGTTTCTATCGCCCGCGTCGAGAAAAGCCGCCTTGTTCCCGGTGGCATCCGCTGGCCCAAGACTGGCGAAGATGCGATCGGCGGCGCGGTGCAGCTTTCCGTTACCGGCGCGCCCGCCTCGAAAAGCGAGGCGTGAGCCACGATGAAAAAGCCCTCTTATCGCACCTCGAAAGCCCAGCTGTGGGTTTCGTTCTGGTTCGCCTGGTCGATCATTGCCGGTATCGTATGGTCCGGCCTTGACGGCAGCGAGAACGCCGTGGCGCTCGCCAATATCGTCATCCCGTCAATGATCCTGTTGATCGCTGCGATGCTCGGCATCCACCGTTTCGCGGGTGCAATGGACTTTGCCAACGCGCAACGTACCGATTCCGTTTTGCCTTCGTCGCCCCCTTACAATCCCCGCGACGTGCCGGCAGAGTTCCCGGAGACTTCCCGATGATCGGGGCGTGGGTTTCGAAGGCAGTCACGCCCCTGATCGTTGTGGCGGCATTGCTTGCCGCCGCTGCCTTCCTCGGTTGGCTCTCGATCGCCACCGTCAACGGGATGGTGGAACGTGCGGTCAACCTGAAAGCATCGGAGCGCGATGCCCATTGGAAAGGCGAGATCGAAACCGCCAACGCCAAGGCCGCCTATGCCGAGGCGGCACAGGCCCGTTACGCCATCGAGCTGGAAAGAGATGCTTCCATTCGGATTGGCGCCTTGAACGTCAACAAAGAGAAACTGGAGAATGAGAATGCGGCCTTGCCGAATGGCGATGCTTGTGGCCTTGGCCGCGATCGCGTCCGCCTGCTCCCCCGCTGACCCGAAGCCGGCGCCGCCGATTATCGTCAGAACAGTCAAAGCCACCGTGCCTCCCGCCTCGCGGGTTCCTTGCGTTGCTGGCGATCTGCCCGACCGTGACATGTCGGAGCGGGAGGTCACAACCAGGTGGGGAGCCGATCGAACCGAAATCCTGTCTTGCGATGCACGCCGCGCGGCGGCCGTCGCGGCGATCGACAGCATACCGGAGGCCGACCGATGAATTTCGGAAGCAATTCCGCCTTCGATCTGGCAGCGGACCGAACCGAGCAAGAACGTCAGACTGGCATCGCGGCGGCGGCAAGAATGTTGCGTGGCGCCGGCACTGTCGAGTGTGAGGACTGCTCAAACGACATTCCCCGCGAGCGCCGTCTCGCTCTCCCGTCCGCCACCCGTTGCATCCGGTGCCAGACCCGACATGAACAGAAACAAAGGTACCGGTGATGGACATGGAAAATGTGAGGTCTTGGCTCGGCTTGGTGTCGCTCGTGATTTCCGTCGGCGCGACTATCTGGCTGTGGCTTACGTCCGGCGCCAAGAAAACCGCAAACGATCTGGCCGAGTTTCGACGTCAAGACGCCGAGGAGAAGAAGACGATGATGGCGGCAATCACCGCGATCGCCCAGCGAACCCAAGCTCTCGAAAGCGACATGAAGCATCTGCCTGACGCGAAAGCCGTCATGGAAATGCGTCTGTCGATCTCGGAGCTAAGTGGCAAAATTGGCCGCATGGAAGAAAGCCAGATCGGGGTGGCGCGGACCGTCAATCGCGTCGAGGACTTTTTACTGAAAGGTAATGCGGCAGCATGAGCGACTATAATCAACACCTCACCGTGGACGCTCGCCTCGTCATTCTGCGGGCCTTGAACGATCAGCCGGACGGCCGCCTTAACGAGAGCATCCTTTCAACCGTCCTCGAAACTTTCGCTCACCGGCGCTCGCGGGAATGGATACGCCAGCAGCTTCGTTTTCTGGCCGACATCGGCGCGGTTCGAAACACGGAAGCCGGAACGGTCCTCATCGCTGAAATCACCCGGCTCGGCATCGATCATGTCGAGCGCCGGGCTATCCTCGAAGGCGTCAAACGCCCGTCGCCGGCGGTGTGACCATGGGACGCGGCCGCCTTTCCGGTATTGAGTTGCTGCCAGAGGCTTGCGCAGATGCAGTTGCCTGGGCAGCGTCCGAGCTACAAAACAGAGAGCGAACGCAAACCGACATCTACCAGGAGTTCGTCGGCAAGCTTGAACTGCTTCACCAGGAGCACCGTGGCGAGCTGGAATTTTCCATTCCATCGTTTTCTGCGTTCAACCGTTACTCGATCCGCCTCGCTACTTTGACGCAGCGGCTTAACCAGACGCGGGAGATTGCATCGACCCTTGCCAGCAAGTTCGACGCGGCTGCTTCCGATGATCTCACCTTGATCGCTTCCGAAGCCATCAAGACGCTGGTGTTCGAACTGGTGACCAATGGCGGCGAGGCCGGTTTCGATCCAAAGGGCGCGAAGGCTCTCGCGGATGCCCTTTTTTCTGCGTCACGCGCCCAGGGCGTGTCTACCAACCGCCGCCAGAAGGTCGAAGCGGAGTTCGCGGCCAAAGCGACCGAGGCCGTTAAATCCGTCGCCAAGGCAAGAGGCATTTCGGCTGAGAGTGCCGACCAAATCCTTGACCAGATTTTGGGTGTCTCGAAATGACCGGTCCTATTTCCAAGGAACAATGGGCGGAGGCTCGCAGGCTTTCAACAGACGCCGTCCTGGACAAGATCGAAGCGCGCCGGGCGCTTTTGTCTTATCAGGCCAACACCATCGCGTTGCTCGAAAGTGCCGCCTGCCGTGTCCTCTTCATTGAGAAGTCCCGGCGTATCGGCCTGACATGGGGTTTTGCGTCCTATGCGGTTCTGCGCGCAGCGCGTTCGCGCGAAGCCGGCGGCATGGACGTGATGTACATCTCCTATTCGCAGGAAATGACGCGAGAATTTATTGACGCCTGCGCCATGTGGTCGCGCGCCTACAATCAGGCCGCATTGGAAATGGAAGAGTTCCTTTTCGATGACAGCGACAAGGAGGGCGAACGCTCGATACAGGCCTTCCGCATCAAGTTCGCGTCTGGCTTCGAAGTCATCGGCCTCTCGTCGGCCCCGCGCTCGCTGCGCGGTAAACAAGGCGTCGTCATGATCGACGAAGCGGCCTTCGTGGACAGCCTGAAAGAGCTTTTGAAAGCTGCCCTGGCATTCCTTATGTGGGGTGGGCAAGTCGTCGTCTGTTCGACACACAATGGTGTCGAGAACGAATTCAACGTCCAGATACAGGACATTTTGAACGGGCGATCAGCCTACAAGCATATGCGCATCGATTTTGATGACGCTCTGTTGGCCGGCCTCTATCAGCGTATCTGCCTCGTTACGGGCAAGGAATGGACGCCTGAAGCCGAGGCCGATTGGCGCGAAGACATCATCAAGTTCTATGGCGATGGCGCTGATGAAGAACTGTTCTGCATCCCGACCATGGGCAGCGGTACGTGGCTGGCGGCACCCCTCATCGAAGCTCGGATGACGTCGGACGCGCCGGTTCTGTCGCTTGAGCTACCGCTCGATTTCCTCCAGCGCCCGAAGCTTGAACAGGAAGTACTCGTCAGCCCCTTCCTGACGGAGCTGGCCGAGGCACTGAAATCGCTAAACCCCGAATTGCTCTACGCCTTCGGTTTCGACTTTGCGCGCGTGGCCGACCTTTCCGTTGCAACCTTGCTTGCGCTGACAAAAAACCTCCGCCGTGAAACCGCATTGACGGTCGAGATGCGCGGCGTGCCGGGTGACGAGCAAAAGCAGATCGTCAAGATGATCCTTCAGGCCGCACCCCGCCTGATCGGGGCCGCCTTCGATGCCACCGGCATGGGCTGGACAGTAGCTGAAGATATGGGCCGCATCTTCGGGCTACGTGAGACCGCTGAGGGCAGCGGCCTTGTCTGGCCGATCAAGTTCTCTCAGGACTGGTACCGCATCAACATGCCGCCTTTGAAGACGGCGTTTGAAGACAATTCGATCGCCATATCGAAGAACGACAACCACCTTGCCGATCTTCGCCTGGTCAAAGTGATCAGGGGCATTCCGATGGTCCCGCCAGTGCGTGTTGGCGAGACCGGGAAGAAGCGGCACGGTGACTACACTATTGCTCTGGCATTGGCTTACTTCGCCAGCCGCATGCAGTGGCACGAATATGGCTATCTGCCCGTGCCGAGAGCACCAACGAAATTCGACACTCCCAATGCCGATCGTGATGGTGGCGCGCCCTACCGTCTGTCATCCATGCGCCGATCGAGAGGATTACATTGATGGCCAAGCTCATCGACCGGTGGGGCAATCCCATCACGTCAGCCGCGCTGAAGAAAGAACAGGCCGCCCCGACCATGATGGGCGTGCGCCGGCCAAATACCGAACATCAGGCAACCGGTCTGACGCCGGGAAAGCTTGCCCGTATGCTGCGCACATCGTTGCAGGGCGACCCTCAGGCTTATCTTGAGCTTGCCGAAGATATGGAGGAGCGCGACCTGCATTACGCCGGCGTGCTGTCGACCCGCAAGCTGCAGGTTGCCGGACTGGAGATCACTGTCGAGGCGGCAAGCGATGCGCCGAACGATGTTGAAAACGCAGACATGGTGCGCGCGTTTGTCGAACGGGATGCCTTCGAAAGTGAGCTTGTCGATATGCTCGATGCGATCGGCAAGGGCTTCTCCGCCACCGAAATCATATGGGAAACATCCGAGAGCCAGTGGAACCCTGTTGCCCTCAGGTGGCGCGATCCGCGCTGGTTCCGGTTTGATGACAAAGACGGTGAAACCTTGCTGTTGCGCGATGTCGGCGGTGAAGTGGCGCTCGCGCCGTACAAGTGGATCATTCACCAGGCCAAGGCAAAATCCGGCCTGCCGATCCGTGGCGGCCTCGCACGTGCGGTGTGCTGGGCCTTCCTGTTCAAGTCCTTCACCATGAAAGACTGGGCGATATTCTGCGAAGCCTACGGTCAGCCGCTGCGTCTCGGAAAATGGGGGGAAGGAGCAAGCGAAGCGGACAAGGACGTCCTGCTTCAGGCGGTTGCAAACATCGGCGTCGACTATTCGGCCATTGTCCCCGCCTCGATGTCGGTCGAGTTCATCAAAGCCGATATCTCCGGATCGCACGAGCTTTATGAAAAGCGCTGCGACTTTCTTGACCGGCAGGTATCGAAGGTGGTTCTCGGTCAGACTGGAACGACTGATGCGATTGCAGGGGGCTATGCTGTTGGCAAGGTCCATAATGGCGTCAAGGATGACATCGAGCGTTCTGACGCCAAGCAGCTTCGCGCCACCCTCAACCGCGATTTCGTGGTGCCTTATATCGCGCTCAACAAGGGGCCACAGAAAGCCTACCCGGTTATTCGCATTGGCAGGCCGCAGGAAGTTGACCTCGAAAGCTACATGAAGAACGTCACGAGTTTCGTGAACCTCGGCGGCAAGGTGGGCATGTCGAAGGTGCGCGACAAGCTCGGCATTGAGGACCCTGACAAGGACGAGGAGCTGCTTCGCCCGGAGAACCGCGCCAGCGCGGAAGAAAATGATCTGGCGGCCAAGCCCGAGAAACTGCCGCCGCCCAAACCGCAGATTTCCATGCACCGCGTGGCAGACATGGCGGCCGGCGATGCGATCGACAACAGCATCGTGCAAATCCTGTCCGATGATGGATGGGAGCCGATGGTGGCACCTGTCGTCGAGGGGCTTGAAGCGCAGATCGCCAAGGCGAAGGACCTGGACGAGGTCCGCACCATTCTTCAGGAGCGCCTCGTGTCCATGGACGCAAACGCCCTGACGGAAATTCTCGCTCGTGCCGCGTTCTCCGCGCGGCTCGCGGGACTTGGCAACGAAACATTGTCTGACGAGGTTTGACGCGTGGCAGCGATCCTTCAGCCCCTGCCGCCCCGCGATGCCATCGCCGCATTTGCCGCCCGTACTGGTTCGCCAGTCGAGACGTTTTCCTATCTCGACATGTGGCAGGCCGAGCATGCCACGAGCTTTACGGTCGCGAAATCGGCCGGCTTCGATATCCTGAACGACATTCTAGCCGCCATTGAGCGCCTCTTGAATGATGGTCAAACCATCGAGCAGGCATCACGGCAGTTGTGGCCGATCCTCGAAGCCAAGGGCTGGTGGGGTAAAAAATTTGTCGCTGATCCCGTGACCGGCGAAACCGTGCCGGTGCAGCTCGGCAGCGCACGCCGGCTGCGCACCATCTTCGACACCAACATGCGGGTGTCCTATGCGGCCGGCCACTGGACGAGCTTCGAGCGAAACCGTCGCAGCCGCCCGTTCCTCCGTTATGTCACGATGCGCGACGATCATGTCCGACCGGAACATGCGCGCCGGCACAATCTCGTTTTGCCGATCGATCACCCGTACTGGAACGAATGGGCACCGCCTTGCGGCTGGGGATGCCGTTGTACGCTGCAGAGCCTCTCGCAGCGTGACATCGACCGGTTGATTGCCCAGGGCGAAAAGCTGATCTTCGAGCCACCGGAAAACACTTGGCGCAATTTCGTCAACAAGCGCACCGGCGAAGTCACCCGAGTTCCCGATGGTATTGATCCGGGCTGGGGCTATAACCCGGGCAAGGCAGGGTACGAAGCAAGGGTGACTCACTTGCTCGCCCAGAAGATGGAAAACGGGCTGGGCTTGCCCCAAAATCCGCCTTAGCCACGACTAGAACAAAAGCCCGCACACAGCGTTTGTGGGGGTCAGACCGCGCCATCCATCATCCGGACGGCAAAAACGCTTCTACGGGCTTTTAATCGGCCTCAACTTTGGTGCCTGCTTCCCTTGCCCGGTTTGATCTGGCGCGTTATCCATGATTAGGCAGAATTGATCCGCCGCTTGCCATTTTTGGTAATGGGACAGCATTTGTCCGCCTCCCTTAGATGGGAGCATGAAAAACGCTCTCGCAACCATCCTTGCTTCCGCACTGCTCACGGCGCATTCCGCCGAGTTGACGGCGTCCGCCGCAGACGAAACATGGCTGCTCCTCATTCCGGCCGGCACCTTTTCCGGCCGTGACGGTCGCGGCCCGTATCAGGCTGGTGATCTCGCATCGCTTCAGCGCATCGCCGATACGACCCGCCGCTATGCCGGCAAGACAGACATCCTGATCGACTACGAGCACCAGAGCCGTAACGCGCTCGAAAATGGCAAGCCCGCTCCTGCGGCCGGATGGATCAAGGAAGTCGAAGCGCGTCCGGACGGCCTTTATGGTCGTGTCGAGTGGACCGCCAATGCCGCCGCTGCGATCAAGGCGAAAGAGTACCGCTACATTTCCCCGGTCTATTTCCACACCAAGGCGGGCGAAGTTCTCGCCTTGCAAACGGTCGCTCTCACCAATGTTCCGAACCTCGATCTGTTCGAGGTCTCGGCGCACTCCATTTTTTCCGCAGCCCAACCCACAACAGAGGTTTCCATGAAACGTTTGCTCGCTGCTCTCGGCCTGGCCGAGGGCGGCAGCGAAGATGATGTGCTTGTCGCCATCAATTCGCTGCTGACCAGCTCAACGGCGATTGCCGTTGCGGCCGGTCTTACAAAGGACGCCAAGTCCGAGGCGATCGCCACGGCCGTCCAGTCCGCCTTCGCCGATCGCAAGAAGATCGCGATCGCTGCCGGCAAGGCTGAAAATGCCAGCGTCGACGACATCGTCAGCGTTCTTTCTGCCGCCCACACCGCAACCGCGACCCCTGATCCGACCAAGTTTGTTCCGATCGCCCAGGTCGAAGCGATGCAGAAGGACCTCAACGAGCTGAAGACGACGGTTGCGTCGGACAAGGCCGAGGAAGCTGTCACCCAGGCAATCAAGGATGGCAAGCTTGTTCCCGCTCTGAAGGAATGGGGCCTCTCGATGCACAGGGCTGACCCCGTCAAGTTCGCGGAGTTCACCGGCAAGGCCCCGGTTCTCACGGCCGCTCAGCGCACGGCCACGGCGCATGCACCGGGCAACGTCTCGGACGAGCTCAGCGACGCAGATATCGCAGTCATGCGGCAGCTGGGCCTCACCAAAGAACAGATGCTGGCTTCCCGGAAAGGCGGTGATGCATGACGGCGCTTACAGGTGATCGCAACACGCCGGAGCGGTCCGGCGACACCCGCGAAGGCCCTGCAGCTGCAGGAGCCGTTCTGTTCGCTGGTGCCATGGGCGCGTTCAACGCCGCCGGCAACATCGTGCCTGTTTCGACAGCGCTCAACCTCAAGGGTGCCGGCCGCGTCGAAAACCGCGTCGACAACTCCGGGGGCGGCGCCGGCGCACAGCGCGTGAAACTTCGCGTCGGCATTTTCCGCTACGCCAATTCAACGGCGGCAGATGCCCTGACACAGGCTGACATTGGTTCTGACGTTTACGGCGTCGACGACCAGACCGTCGCCAAAACCTCCGCAACCAACACCCGTTCTGTCGTCGGCAAACTCTTCGATGTCGATGACCAGGGCGTGTGGGTCGATTTCTCCTGAAGGTGATCCATGCAGATTAATTCCGTCAATCTTCGCTCTGCGTATGTGGGTTTCAATGCCGCCTTCATGGCAGGCATCGCGGCCACAACCACACTTCACGGCCGGATCGCAACGACCGTGCCCTCGACAACCAAGACGAACGAATATGGCTGGCTGGGCCAGTTCCCGGGCTTCCGCGAGTGGATTGGCGATCGTGTCGTCAATGGCCTTGCCAAGCACGGCTACACCCTGACCAACAAGTCTTATGAAAACACCATCGGTGTCGATCGCGACGACATCGAGGATGACAATCTCGGCATCTATGCTCCAATGTTCCGCGACTTCGGGCAGACCGGCGTCCTGTTCCCGGAAACGTTGATATGGGCGCTGCTGAAAGCGGGCTGGACCACAGCCTGCTACGACGGCCAGAACTTCTTTGACACCGAGCATCCAGTCCTCAACGAAAAAGGCGAGGTGATTGACGTCGCCAACACCGACGGCGGCTCTGGCACGCCATGGTTCCTGATCGATGACAGCCGCAGCTTGAAGCCGCTGATCTACCAGGAGCGCAAGCCCTTCACCAATCTCGTCAGGATGGACCAGGAGAATGACGAGGCGGTGTTCAGCAAGAAGGAGTTCCGCTACGGCCTCGACGGTCGTTGCGCCGTGGGCTTCGGCTTCTGGCAGACTGCATGGGGTTCCAAGCAGACACTTGACGCGGCCCATTACGAAGCTGCCCGTGTCGGCCTGTCGAGCATGAAAGGCGACTATGGCCGCCCACTCGCCATCACTCCGAAACTTCTGATCGTTCCACCGGCACTGGAAGGCGCTGCACGTCGCATCGTCGGCAACATGCTCACCGCCGATGGCGGCACGAACGAATGGTACAACACCGCCGAAGTTCTGGTTGTCCCCTGGCTGGCCTGATCTGCCTCAGCCGGCACCTCCCTCCCGTTCATTCGGGAGGGCTTTTTGAAAACCGCTTCACCAGCCGCTTTCGCAAAGCCCTCGAAAGGATAGCTCTCATGTCGAAACCGACAAACAGCAGGAAATCCCGTTCCACCGCAGCCTCCGCCGAGACGGCGACAGGCGTGCTGCAGGATGACGTTGTGACCATATCGACGCCATCCGACCCGTCAGGTTTGAGAGCACCTGACGGGACCCATTCCACAAATACCCCAGCGAGCAGCGGCGATGCTGCCGGAGACGCTTCGGCCGATCTGGTGAAACCGCAGGTGAATGCCGATCATACCGGAGCCATAAAGGCGACGGCGGCGAACGAAACACCCATGCCGGAAGTGGAAGCATCGGCTTCCGGGACTATTGCGAATGCCTCCCAGGGCGAGACGGAAGGGGCCGGCGCGAATGCTGGTCTCGACCCGGCCGACCCTGTGTTGGGCGATATCCTTGAAGCCGTCATCCTGCTCGGCGTGGAAAACGTCCTGCGATATATCGAGCTTGGGCAGCGCGTTGCCAACATCGCGGCGCTTAACGGCATGGACGAAACCACTCTTGTCGCTCGCGTCCGGCTTGTCGAAGATGCCGGTGGTGCAAAGAATTTCGAAGCGGCGATGGAGCAGCCTGCATCCGGTGCCTTCCGCGTCAAAGCGGATCGTGAGGGATTTCGCCGTGCCGGGATCGCCCATTCGACATCGTGGCGCACATTCGAGGCCGGTGAGCTGACCGTCAAACAGGTCGCCGCGCTTGTCGATGATCCCGCTATCACGGTCGAGTACCTTTGATGCCCTACATCACCAAACAGGGCCTGATCGATCGCGGATGGGAACGGGAACTCATCCAGCTGACGGACGAGGTCAACAAACCCACCACCACGATCAACGATGTGACCGTCGAACGGGCCTGCCAGGACGCCTCTGCCTTTATCGACAGCTATGTTGGCAAGCTTTACCGCCTGCCGCTCTCGGTCGTTCCTGCCGTGTTGCCGAAGTTCGCCGCCGATATCGCCCGCTATTACCTGCATGGCAAGGCGGCCGAGAAAGACGGTCCGATCGAGCGCGCGTACAACGAGGCCCACGCCTGGTTGAAGGATGTTGCCAAGGGGCTTGTCGGTCTCGACGCCGAGGGCGTGACGCCGGCACAGGCGGGCGGCGGTTCGGTTCGTGCCTCCGCACCCGGCCGCGTGTTCACCCGCGACAGCCTGAGGGATTACTGATATGGCCTCGAAGGGGATCACACTTGTCGTCGAGGACAGCAGTCTGCTGGCGCTTGATCGCATCGATGCCGCCACCGATCGGCGTGCCGAGGTATTGGATGCGATCGGTGCGTATCTGCTGACGGCCACCCAGCGCCGTTTCGAGCGTGAAACTGCCCCGGATGGCCAGCGCTGGCAACGTCTGTCACCGCGCACCGCCAGGAAGCGCATCAACGGCCGCGAGCGCGGTTACAACAATATCCTGCGTATTTCCCGTCGCCTTGAGCAAAGCATTTTCCACGATGTCGCCAATGATCAGCTGATGATTGGATCGAACTTGCCTTATGCGGCGATCCATCAGCTCGGCGGCGAGATCGAGATGCCGGAGCGTCAACAGACGATCTTCCAGAACTATGATACGAAGACTGACACCTTCGATCAACGGTTCCGTACGAAGCGCCGGTCGAATTTCGCACGCGATGTCACCGTTTCCGCTCATACCATCACGATGCCGGCGCGTCCCTATCTCGGCATCGATGACGCTGACCGCGCCGAAATCTCCGAAATCATCGCGGAACATTACCGGACTGTCGGGGGTGCGCAATGATCGCGGAAATCCAGCAACGCCTTCGCAATGCGCAGGACACGCCGTTTGCCCTGGTCGAAGGTGCCGTCTCGCTTGCCGCCCTCAAGGATCGGCCAACAGCGATGCCGGCCGCATTCGTCATTCCGGTGCGGGCGGCATCGTCGCCGAACCAGCGCGCCACCGGGGCCATCCTTCAGAAAACCGAAAGCGATGTCGGTGTCGTCATCATCTTCGAAAACCTGACCTCGCCACTCTACGAGGACGGCGCTGACGAACTGGAGAGCCTTTATCGCTTCGTGCGCGAACAGCTTCTCGGCTTCGAGCCGGGTGACGACGGAGAGCCGCTTCAGCACATCGACGGCGAACTGGTGAAGGCCAGGGGCGGTGTCGTCTGGTGGCAGGAAACATTTGGCACCGGCCATTACCAGGAGAGCAAAGAGTGACCGACAGACCAGCTGCAGGCGGGCGTTACATCCGCGATCCCGAAACCCGAAAACTCACCAAGGTCACAGGCGAGGCACCGGCTGAAGAAACGCCGCCGCCCGCGCCCGCCACGACCGCACGGAAAGGAAAATAACCATGGCCGTTCGCAGATGGCGAAAGCTCGCCATGCTTCACAAGCTCGAAGCGACCTATGGCACGGATGCCACTCCCCTGGCGGCCGATGCCATCATCGGTTCCAATGTCACCTTCACGCCGATCGAGGGACAGGAAGTCAGCCGCGATCTGCTGTTGCCCTACATGGGCAATCAGGGTGTCGTGCTTGCCGGTATCTATGCCCGCGTCGAGTTTGACATCGAGATAGCCGGCGCGGGTGCTGCCGGCACGGTTCCGAAATACGGTTCTGTCCTGCGTGTCGCCGGCATGAGCGAGACGGTCGAAGCCGGGGAATCCGTCACCTATGACATTATCGAGGATGCGGTGGAGTCGGGTTCGCTCTATTTCGTCAGCGACAAGGTCCAGCATGTGATGCTTGGCGGACAGGCCAACATCGCCCCGAGTTTCGTTCCGTCCGCGATCCCGCATTTCCGCGTGACGTATCTCGGCCTGCTCGGCACCATTACCGATGTCGGCGCGATGCCCGCCGTTTCCATGGCCGGATGGACGACGCCGGCGCATGTCTCCAAGGCCAACACCACCATGTCGCTGCATGGCTGGAATTCGGTTGCGGAAAGTCTCTCGCTCGATCTCGGCAACACGCTCACCCCGCGCTTCCTGATCGGTGACGAGAAAATCCTGATCTCCGATCGCAGCACGACAGGAACAGCCGTTGTCGAGGCCCGCGCCCTTTCCGAAATCAACTGGTTCGACAGGGCTTTGAACCGCACGCGTGGTGCATTGTCGCTCATCCACGGAAAAACGGCCGGCAACATCGTCGAGGTGACTGCCCCCGCCATCGAGGTCGGCAGGCCCACGCAGAGCCAGACCAACGGCATCATCAATTACAGCCTTCCCCTTTCTCTCTGCCCGGTCACGGGCCTCGACGAAATGCAGATCGTGGTGCGTTGAGGCGGCTTCAAGGCCGCCTCAAACCTTCCTTAAAACTTCGGAGAAACCCTCATGAAATTCCAGCTCGTCGAAAAGTACCGCTACCTCTGGCCGGTCACGATCCGGGTTCCTGATCCGCAGAATCCCGGCAAGATCGTCGAACAGCGCTTCAGGATGCTGTTCGAAGCCGAAACCCGCGAAGAGGCGATCGCCGCCCAGGACAAATATGCGGAGCTGAAGACGGCCCGCGAACGCGCCAACCACGAACACGATCAACTGCTCAAGGTGTGCAAGGGCTGGGATGATGTTGTCGATGGCGAAGGCAATGCCACAGCCTTCAGCGAGAAGAGCTTCCGGCAGGCGATCCAGTTCGCCTGGTTCCGCGTCGGTGTTTATGCCGCCTACAACGAAAGCCTGCATGGCGAGGAAGCCCGCCTGGGAAACTGAGGGAGGCGGGCCGCGCCTGGGCGCTGGCCAGACTTGGCCGCGCCGATCACCGCGCTCCCGTCACCATAGACCAGGACATCGCGTCCGACTTTGAAACGATGGGCTTCCGGATAGAGCCGGCCGCCATCCCCCCCGTAAACGATGAGGCCTTTGCCGTGTGGCATGTCAATTGGGATAGCGTGACAATGTTCCTGCGTTGTGAAACGCAGTGGGACGTCATCGCCACCATGGCGGGCTTCGTCTGGAACGGCCTCAAATACGAAGGCGTCAAGGCGCTCTTCGACCTGCTCGACGTCCAGAAGGAAGTTTTCCTCGATCTGCAGGAAATGGAGCGCGCGGCGCTCACGGCCTTTAGCGAGGGCCGTGAATGACCAATCATCTCCCCAAGTTCGCGCTGATCTTCACAGGTGATGCTTCACAGCTCAAGGCTGCGACCAACGAAGCGCGTCAGGACGTCTCCTCCGTTTCCACCGAAGCCGAACGCGGCACGCAGGCGCTCAACGCCCATGCTGCGGCGCTCGACAAGGATGCCGAAGCGGCAAAACGTCTGGCCCAGGCCAATCGCGCCCTCGCTAACGAAGAGAAGAAGCTGCGCGAGGATGCGCTGCGCGCCAGTGGTGCACGGCCGGCTCCGACACTTCCGACATCCGATCCGGTCACGCCGGCACCCCAGCCACGGAACCCGCGCCCTCCGCAAAATCCGAGACCCCCAGAGGATTCGGCCAATGACAACGCGCGCCGCGACAGCACCCGCCGGACCAACCTGACCTATCAGGGTTTTGATATCTTCCAGTCTCTTGCCGGTGGCATGCCCCTCGGCATGATTGTCGCCCAGCAGGGGCCACAGATCGCGCAGCTTTACACCGGTCCTGACGGCATCAACACGGCACTGAAGGATTTTCGCACGATTGCCGCCAGTGCATCCCGCGTCATCACGCCTCTGTCAGTCGGGATTGCCGGTCTCGCCGGTGTCGTTGCTACCGGTGCGTTGGCCTATAACGGCTATCTGCGCTCCATGAAAGAGGTCGAGACGGCCGCCTCCGGTCTTGGCCGTGCTGTTGCCGGAAGCCGCTCAGAGATGGAGGCAGCGGCGCAGGCCGGTGCGGCTGCTGCCGGGATTTCGGTTTCGTCCGCCCGCTCCATGGAAGCGCAGTTTTTGCGCACAGGGCGCATCGGCTCCGAGAATTTTGAAGCCCTGATCGGGATTTCAAAGGATTTCGGCGCAACCATGGGTATCACCACGGACGAAGCCGGGGCGATGCTCTCGGAAATGTTCGCGGATCCCGCCAAGGCCGCAGATACGCTTTTCCAGAAATACGGCCTGATCGACGCGGCAACCGCCCGCCAGGCATCTAACCTTGCGGCACAGAACCGCCAGTCCGAAGCTCAGGCCATTCTTTTGAAGGCTCTGCCGGACCAGCTTGCCAATGCGAGCGAAGCCACAACGGCGCTCGGCCGTGCATGGAATGCGGTTGCCACCGGAGCCAGCGACGCATTTGACTGGATGGGAAAAGCTATCGACCGAGCCGTTTCCGGGCCTACATCGGACGAACGGATAGCCCAACTCCAACGTACTCTGTCGTTGCCCCGCGTACGAGGGAGGGAAGCGCTCCAGGCGGAACTCAATGACCTCCTTGAGCAGAAGCGCAAACAGGACGAAAAGTCCGCTCAGGATGCGCGGCAAGCGGAAGAGAATCGCCGTAGCACAGCAGCCGTCTCGCTTTATGAAGCCTCCCCAGCAAATGCCCGTGCGCTTCAGGAACAGAAGCTGCGCAATGATATCGCGGCGATGGAAAGCGCTCGCGGTATAGGCAGCATCGACGCTGGCCAGAACGACGCCGCGATCGAGGCGAAGAAGCGCGCCCTCGATGCCTTGGTCAACAGCCAGAGCCGTGCCATCGAACTGGACCGCCTCGACATCCAGATCGCCAATGAGCGCAATCCGCTCCTGCGCGCCGAGCTGGAAGCACGTCGTGTCCGCATCCAGATGGCCGCGCAGGAAAAGTCAGCCACGGAAATCGAGGCCGCCGCATCGCTCGCCCGCAATCGCGTCATCGAAGAGACGATAGCCGGCGCGAAATCCCAGGCTGAAGATATGCGGGCCGAGGTCGAGACCCGTGCCCGTCTCAATTCACTGGTGGCCTCCGGTGCGGTCACTGCGTCCGACGCCAACCGCATGCTGCAGGAAGAATTGACACTGCGCCCTTTGATCGCTGCAGCAGCGGTGGCAGAAGGTGATGCCAAGTTGCAGCTGGAACGCCAGATCGCCGGATTGCGCGACGGCTATGCCGCGTTGGCGCAGCAGGAAAAACTTGCATCCGCTCAGGAGTACCTGCGCGGCAACCAGGAGAAGCTTCAGCAGCTTCGCCTTCAGCAGGCGCTGATCGGCGAAAACGCTCTTGTCCAGGAGCGCGCCAATGCCCTGCTGGAAGTCGAGCAGCGTATCCGCCGCGATGGTCTCGACGCCAACAGCGGCATGGCTAAAGCGATGCGCGACCAGGCTGACGCCATGGCGATACTCAACCGTCAGGTCGAGCGCCAGGCCGAGGCATGGGACAAGGTAAAATCTTCTGCCGGCAGCGCCATCGATGCGGGTATCGACAAGCTGCTCGATGGTGATTTCGAAGGCGCGCTGGATAGTGTCGCAGACCAGGTCAAGGGCCTGTTCTCCGAGCTGGCGATCAAGAACCCGATCAAGAACGCTTTTCTTGGCGGCGACGATCCGACGATGACAGATGTCGGCGGTCTCGGCGGCATTGTTTCGCGCCTGTTTGGTGGCAAGGGTGCCGCCGACCCGAAATCCCTCGTCAGCAGCGTCATGGGCCAGTCGGTCGGCACCATGTCGGTAAATGCGGCAACCGTCATGATCAATGGCAGTGTCGCCGGCGGCCTCAGTGGCCTGCTCGGCGGTGCTGCCAATGACAACTCGAATGTCGTCCGGTTCCCCGGTTCCGTCGCATCCACCGGCAAGGCCGTCGATCTTGCCTCGTCACTGCTCGGCTCAACCGAGACCGGCAACCGGATCGACATCAATTCCTTCCTGAGCAGGGGCGGTGTCGATATCGACGCGGCACAGACGGCATGGTGCGCCGGTTTCGTCAATTCGGCCCTCAAACAGATCGGCGTGGATGGCAGCGGCTCGCTGACGGCCAATTCTTTCCTCAATTGGGGAACGTCCGTCGATCCATCGAGAATCCTGCGCGGCGACGTGCTGGTGCAGTCCCGCGGCCTCTCCGCCAACCAGGCAGGCGGCCATGTCGGTTTCGCCACCGGCCAGAGCCGTATGACGAACGGGCAGCTTCAGCTGGAAATGCTCTCCGGCAATTACAAGAACGGCGTCGGTACCGGATGGATCAATGCGACCGACCTTCAGGCCCGCCGCGCAACGGATGCGCTCAGCAGCCTTGCCGGCGCGTCCGGGACGGCGACACAGGGTCTCGGCACTCTTGGAGCCGGCTTTGACCAGTTCGGCAAAAATCTCAGCGGCCTGTTTCCGTCTGCGCCGTCAGCGGCAGGCGGTGGCGGATTCTCCAGTTTCCTGGGCAATCTTTGGGGCAACCTCACAAACGGTGCGGGAACACAGTGGGCGGGCATCGCATCCGGCGCAATCACGGGCGGCCTGTTCTCCGAGGGCGGCTATACCGGCCCGGGCGGCGTGCATGAGCCGCGTGGTGTGGTCCATGCCGGTGAAGTCGTGTGGTCGCAGCGTGACGTTGCCCGCGCCGGTGGCCCGGCTGTGGTTGATGCCATGCGACTTGGCAAGCGCGGTTATGACACCGGCGGTGTAGTCGATGTCTCTCCCTGGTGGGGCGGAAACGCCACGGCAGGCGGCCCCGCTGCCTTTGTAGCAAACTCCAATGTTCGCAATGCGCCGATCATCAACAATTATGGTTCATCGGAAGTCCAGTACGAAGAGCAGACCGACCAGCACGGCAACCGCCAGCCGGTGATTACCATTGGCCGGCAGATGGCGGCTGCGATCCGCCAGCCGGGCAATCCAGCCAGCCGCGCCCTTCAGGGCGAGTTCGGTGTGAAGCGCCAGGCGGTGCGCCGATGGTAGTTCTGGTTTGGCCTCCCTCGCTTCCGCGTCCTGAACGCAACACATGGCAATCGGTCCCGCAGGACGCTCGCCTGAAGCGCCGCTCCGACGCCGGTCCGGCGAGCTATCGCCGCCGTTTTTCCTCCGCCTCGAAAACGGTCTCCCTGTCCGTGCTTCTCGACCGGAACCAGAAAGAGTTGTTCGACCGCTTCTACCGCTACGACACCAACGAGGGCGCGGAGCTGTTCTGGATGCCCGATCCGACCACGGAAGGATGGGCGCTCGGAACCAGCGACGGCGCGCCGCTGATGACTTCTGACGGCCATCCCATCGTCATGGCGCGGCGCTGGCTGGTCACTTTCGGCGCGAACTTGCCCACCGAAACGGTGCAGGGAACCGAGTTTCGCAAATCGTTTTCTGTCGAGGTGATGCCATGAGACGAGTCAGTTTCAATGCCCGCATGGCGCAGGATGCGCAGGCCACATCGGAAATCTATGTCGCCCTGTTTGAGATCGAGCATCCCGAGCTGGCGAAACCGATCCGGCTTTCCACCGACAATACCGAACGCCTGTCATCCGACCCACTCTATTATGGCACCCGCTCAACATGGCGTGGCGCGAACCCGATCACGGAGCCGTTCCTGTGGGTCGTCGCCTCGACGCTTCTGCCATCCGATCAGGAAGATGCGCCAGCGGCCGCCACCCTGATCCTCCAAAATCTCGATCAGGAAATGGTCAACGTGGTGCGTTCCTTCACCACGCCAGCGACGATCCACATGGCCGTGGTCATGGCATCGTCACCGAACCTGATCGAGGCGGAATTCACCGATCTCAACATTGTGTCGGCCGACATCGACGCCGGCGAAATCTCCCTTTCGATCACCCGCGAGGAGATCGAACTGGAGCTTGTTCCCGGTGGCAGGATGTCGGCGCGCACGTTTCCGGGGCTGCATAGATGAACGTTATTAATCCCAGCGCAAGACAGGAACACTGGAGCGACCGTTTCGTCGGCCTTCCCTATCGCGAATTCGGCCGTGACCGTGACGGCTGCGATTGCTGGGGACTGGCCTGCGCGATTTACCGCGAGGAACTCGGTATCAGCCTGCCGGAATATCTCGGCTATGCCTCCGTCGAGGAGCATGGCGAGATTGCCGCTCTCGTGTCCGGAGCGACCGCTTCCCCGCTCTGGCTTCCTGTCACCGGCGCTGCCATCGCCTTCGATATCTCCGTTTTCCGGCGCGGCCGCCTCGATACTCATGTCGGGATCGTCGTCCACCACGGCCTGATGATCCATATCGCGGAAGACGACTGCGCCAAGGTCGAAAGCTACCGGTCAGGCGCATGGAGCCATCGCCTGACTGGCACATATCGGCATGTCGAAATGATTTCGAGGGGGCTTTAATGGCCGGTCAAAAGGGTCTGATCCCCGTTCTCACAGCTCCCATGATTGACCCCGCAGCCGGTCGTGTCGACATGTTCATGACGGTCGGCAGCACTATTGCCGACATTGTGAGAGCAGCGCTGCCGGACCTGCAACCGGCGGATTTACGGTTCTGCCGGGTGGCGCTGGTGAGCGAGCGCGGCTCGATCATTGTTCCGGCCGAGCATTGGCGCACGGTTCGCCCGCGTGAGGGTGTGCGCGTTGTCATCCGGCTTATTCCGGGCAAGAATGCGCTCAAAGCCATTCTGCAGATCGTAGTTTCGATAGCCGCCGTGGCGCTTGGCCAGTTCTGGGGCGTGGGTCTTGCCGGAACATTCGGATTAGGCGCACAGGCGTGGGCAGGCATCATCGGCCTTGGCGTCAGCGTCATCGGCAACCTGCTGATCAACGCACTGATCCCGCCACCCAAACAGGAAACGCTGGAAGCGGAAAACCGCTACACCATCACCGGCTGGCGCAACCGGCTGGAGCCGGACGGCGCTGTCCCGCTGGTTCTTGGCACTGTTCGTTACGCACCGCCCTTTGGAGCCTACACCTACACCGAGATTGTCGGTGACTGGCAATATCTCGTCTGCATGTTCTGTTTCGGCTACGGCCCGCTAACGCTCTCCGGTTTCCGCATCGGTGACACCGATATCGCCGAGTATGATGAGGTGGAAATCCAGGTTCGCGACGGTCGCCAAGGTGACGCTCCGCTATCCCTTTTTCCGCGCCAGGTCGTGGAAGAGAGTATCGGTACGGAGCTGCTGATGCCGCTTCCGCGCAATGATCTCGGTGAGGTTATCGAAGGCGGTGCTGCCACCGAAGAGCGGGTCGTTCGGACAACCGGCGGCGATGCATCTGGTGCGAGCGTCATCCTCGCATGGCCTGCCGGTCTCCTGCGTTACAATGACGACGGAAAGGCCAAGGCGCATGTCGTCCGCGTCCGGATAGAGCAGCGGCCCATCGACGCCGAGAACTGGCAACAGGTGAAGGTGATCGAAGTGAACGCCCGCAAGCTCGAAGCTTTTTATCGCCAGCATACATGGGATTTCCCGACGCGCGGCCGCTGGCAGGTCGCTTGCTCGATGCTGACGCCGGAAACCACCGACACCAAAATCCAGCAACGCACCACCTGGGCGGCGCTGCAAACAATTCGGCCGGAATATCCGCTCAACTTCCCGCACCCGCTCGCGCTGGTGTCGCTGCGGGTAAAAGCCACCCATCAGTTGAACGGCCAATTGGATAACTTCAACGCGCTGGTTTCGCGCCCGTGCCTCGATTACGAACACACCACGGGGCAGTGGATCGAACGCGTCACCAGTAACCCGGCATCGCTTTACCGCCATGTGCTGCAATCGCCGTCCAATCCGAAGGCAGCGTCCGATTCTGCAATCGATCTGGAAGCACTGGCGGACTGGCATGACTTCTGTCGCCTGAAGGGCCTCAAGTATGACCGCGCCATTGAGGACAAGGCCACCACGTTGCGTGATCTCCTGACGGAGATCGCTGCCGCTGGCCGTGCCAGCAGGCGTCATGATGGTCTCAAATGGACTGTCACCATCGACCGGCCGGACAAGATGCTTGTCGATCATATCAGCCCGCGCAACAGCTACGACTTTCGTGGATCACGTTCCTATGTCGAACCACCGGACGGCTTTCGAGTGCAGTTCCTTGACGCCACCAATGACTTCAAGGCGGCCGAACGCATCGTGCCTTGGCCCGGTAAGGAAGGCGCGGAGATGCGGCTGGTCGAAGCGTTAGATATGCCCGGCAAAGTCTGGCCGGATGAGATCTATCGCGAAGCCCGCCGCCGCATGTACGAGGCGATGCACCGGCCGGATGTTTATACCGTCTCGCAGGACGGGCCGATCCGTGTTGCCACCCGTGGCGATCTCGTCCACCTGTCGAGCGATGTCATCAACCGTGTGCAGGTCGCAGCGCGGATCAAAAGCGTGTCCGGCCGCCTGATCGAGATCGATGACACAGTCACGATGGAAGCGGGTAAAAACTACGCCATTCGCTTCCGAACCGGCCTGTCGGAAGAAGATACAATCGGCGTTTCAGTTGTTCGTACCGTGGTGACGGTTGCAGGCGAGCGCTCGTCTTTCGTGGTCAATGGTGAAGGCGACATGCCTCTCGCCGGTGAGCTGCTGCACTTTGGTGAGGCGTCCACCGTGGATTACGCGCTTGTCGTCACGGATGTCGAGGCGGGTGAGGATTTCTCGTCCCACCTTCGCCTGATCGACGCGGCTCCCGTGATCGACCAGCTCGTTGACGCCGAAGACATTCCGGCATGGTCCGGCCGTTCCGGAACCGAGATCGACCAGAGCGGCCTATTTCCGCCAGCGCCGCGCTTTACATCGATCCGCTCCGGTATCTCCGGCACGGGAGAAGCCGCCCGGATCGATTATCTGATCGAACCGGGTTCCGGCGCTGTCGGCTCGGCATCCTTCGAGATCGATCATCGCCAGATCGGTACGACCGTCTGGAACACGATCACCATTCCGGCCGCCAACGGCGGCGGGTCGCTGACGGCATATCCTAACGGCACGGGCGTCCACATGCGGGCGAGAGCTTTCTCATCGGCGGGAACGCCGGGACCATATAACAGCGTCGTCGCCTTCATCGTCGGTGAAGACGATACCCCGCTTCCGGGCGGCCTGCCGGAAGCTATGATCGACGTTACGGCGCTGCTCGGCGGCGCTGTCGTCCAGTTCGCCACCAGCGATAACGTCAATACCGCTCGTGTGCAGCTCTACCGCTCCACATCTGCCGTTCTCGACCGTGCCAATGACGCCGCAGGATTGCTGCTGGTCGAGCCGTCGCGCAGCTACTCTGTCGCGGTTGGCGATGCCACGCGTCAGAACCTGGTTGTCAATGGTGCGATGGACGATACCGGCACCTGGACACTCGGAACCGGCTGGGAGATCGATGCCGGTAAAGCCACGAAAGCCGTAGGCAGCGCCAGCGACATTTCGCAGCCGCTGGCAACGGCCGAAGGCGCATATTACCGGCTGGCCTTCACGCTCTCCGATGTCACCGCAGGAAACGTTACTCCGCGCCTGACGGGCGGCACCACGGTCGCCGGTGTGGCCCGCAGCGCCAGTGGCACCTTCTCCGACCGCATACAGGCGGTGAGTGGTAATTCGACCTTCGGCCTCAATGCATCGTCCACCTTCGCCGGCGCGCTGGACGATGTCATGGTTTGGCTCGAAACCGCTACCTGCCTTGCGGCGGGAACCCACTATTTCTGGCTTGAACCCCAAAACGCTGACGGCGTGGCCGGTCCGGTCTCCGGCCCCTTTACCGTGACCATTCGATGAGGACATCATGAACGCCCCCGTATCGACCACAAACATTGCCATCAAGACCGCTGTTTCCGACGAATTGATCGTCAATAGGGACGGTTCAACCAGCGTGCAGGCAACAAGCGATCTGGCCTTGCAGCTCGCTTCATCATGGCCGCTTCAGATCAGCGGCAATGCCGGAAAGCTGTTCACTACCTATGCATCGCTTGCGGCAACCGCTTACGGTGAGTTCACGCCGTGGGTATTTGCCGACCCGGATATCAATAAGAACGGCCTGTATCGCTGGAACGGCGCAAGCTGGGTATGGTCTCTACCGCTGCCTTTCAGTTTCCTGATCGCGAGCAATTTTGGAGCGGGTACGGCTGCTGCCATCAAAGCCACAACGCTCAGCCCTGTCTCGACGGCCGCGCTGATACTGTTGCCCATTGCCGATGATTATGCGGGGATGGCTGCCACAGTCAGCTTTAATGGCGGTCAGGCGCTCGCCATCAAATCCAGTATCGGTGAAGATGTGACACGTCTTGCAGCCGGTTCCATTGTCTACGGGGTGATATCCGGAAACATGTTCCGTCTCGCGAATGATGAGGCAATCGCCAGCGTGATCCTTGATGCACGCGATAGTGCGGAAGATGCTTCCGAGCGGGCCAATACAGATGCTGATCGCGCCCATGACGAAGCCAACAGGTCGGAGACGGCTGCTGGTGTCGCCGCCGGTTACGCATCCGACGCTGTATCGCAGGGCAACGTCCCTATCTATGGCACCGTACTAGGTGTCTCTGCGCTCAATATTCCAGTGGGGATCAACGCCTTTAGACTGAATGGATACGCGGACGCTGGCGATCTGGGCGGCTGGTTCCTTGCCACTGAAGTTGATAATACCGGAACGTTGATGCCGTGGCAGGTGCAGACCAACAGCGGGTCTCGTCGTTGGGAGTTTCGTGCGGACGAGGCCAGCGCACTCTCTTTCGGTGTGAAAGGTGATGGAAGCTTCGATGACCGTGACAGGATTTATAACGCGTTAATGTGGTGGAGGCAGACAGGTTTCACCCTGCGTTTTCCTAAAGGCAGCTACCGCATGGCTTCCGGTATTTTGTTGGACATGTCTGGCGTTGCTTCCGCAGGAAAGATCATCTTCGAGGGAGAGATAAAACCCGATCCCGGTATCGGCGCAGCCATAACCTTTCGCCATGTTCGGGGCGGGCAGTTTTTCTGCCGTGTCAATGGCGGGGGACAGACTGCGAACTACGCTGTTGCCGATCCGGAAGGATGCGATGAGGCTTTTAGATTTGAGGGCGGCAAGGGCTGGAAAGCCGTCATATGGGGCAAGAACTATGCCGGTCGCGTATGTCGCGTGACGAAATCGGATGATCCCAACGAGTTTCAGGGCCAACTCGTAGACCTGTCTGTCTTCGTGGACAGCAGCGCGGAGAGGACGGAAACGGAGGCCGCGCGTCTCGCCGCTGGCGTTGGTCAGGGCTTCTTCATTGACACGTACGCAACTGCATTCGGTAAGGTTGGCGGCCACATAGGTTTTTGGGAGAAGTATGGCAGCATTGCGGAGAACACAACAGACATTGTCGTTCAGTTCATTGAAACGCTGTACAGAGGTCTAACTGGCTTTGAAGCACGCGGCGTTATTAGCGGATGGTTTGGTGAGGTCAATGTCGGGAGCGAGCTTCCTGCCGGGAGACCCGACCTTTTCACCGTAAAAGCATCATCAACGCGCGCATCCTACAATATTCATATAACTAAAGGATTTGCGGTGGGCGGCCACATCGGATTCAACTTTGTACAGGTTGGGTCAGCTACGCTCGAAGGCTTGACGGCAGCCTCATTGCACACAACGAACAATGACTCACATGGTCTTGTCGTAAACGCGTGCTACGGGTTTGATATCAACCATAGGAGCACCGGAGACAGTATCGGATCCCGCGTCATTGGAGGAAGTTCATACGGTACCCTTAGGCCAAAATACAAACGTAGCGTCATTGAAGCCATGGAAGTCGGTTCTTCCGTCTTCGAATGTAATTTCGAAGACGGTTATATCGTGGATGGAAACGTCAGTAATGCAGCCGATACCCCTCTTATCCGTGCGGTTGGTAATACCGGTAGAAATTACTTCAACAATCTTCGGCTTTCGAGCGCACGGATCAACTCTGCGTTCCTGCTGACCAACGGAAGTAAACAGCGCGTGCGAGGCGGCAGTGCCTACAACTTGAACAATGGTCAATTGTTTAATGAACTGCCCGAGTTGTTTACCGATGTGGCGGGCTGGGTGGACAAGGCCAATGGCTCGGTTGTCATTCCTGCGGGGCAGACAAGCATTGTTGTAACGCATGGGATGTCGGCAGCCCCGCACCGCATCTTCCTTCAGGTCTACGAACCAGCCGGAGCAATCGCGAAGGTCAACGGAGCCGCGACGGCCACGCAATTCACAATAACCATTCCCGCCGCCATCGGCAGTGATCTGCGCATCGATTGGCAGGCGCGCATGCGGTACTCAGCTTAAAGGAGGGAATTATCATGACCGAACAGACAACCGAAACCACGCCGGAAAAGCAACTGCTGGACGCGGCAAAAGCAATCCTTGGCTATTTAGGAATGCCAGCGTTCCTTGAGGACAACGATCCCACGGCCGCCTATGGCATTAGGACGCCTGATCTTGTGGCGTTGAAGGATGCCGTGGACGCCGTTGAGGCGTCGACGCAATGATTGGGTCGTGTTCTCGTAGTGCCCGCTCAAGATTCGTACACCAACCGCCTCGTCAGGCGCTCAACAACCAAGCCGGCGCAAACGCACAGGCCCGCAATTTGGACGACGTACTGTCTGTCCAGTAGGCGATCATTGTAGCCTGGATAGTAGGCCGCCCTCATCCATTCAACGCATTGGAGGATGGGGTTGTACGAAAGAGGGATTGCAATGCTGTCTGGGAAATTAGATGCGACAAACAGTGTCCCTGAACTTATATAAACCACCAGCATCAACAAAAAATACATAGTGAGGAACCCCCGAAAAAACATCACGATGACGCTTACGAGCATTCCCATTCCGATAGCCATCGTGAGTGCCGTGAGAAATGCTCCCGTAGCTTCGAATGGGTCAACGGGATAGGGGTTTTCACCGAGGGAGAGCATTAAAGCAAAAAGAAAGCATACGGTGAGGCAGCATCCTGCGAACTCCAGGAAGGCTCTTGCCATGACGATATCAAGCGCTTTCACAATCGGGAAGGAAAGCATATTCCGGTTGTTCAGAAGCGAAACGGCCATAAAGCGCGATACGTACATAAACGTCAGGGTCGGGACCAAGCCGGTGGCAAAGAAGACGTTGAGAGATGAGCCATAGGGCGTCTGTCGACCCAAGACATTGTAAATGATCAGCAATAGAATCATATGGGTTAGCGGCCACAACGGCACCATTAAGAAGCCGATACCGTGATTAAAGAATCGGGACCTCATGTCTCGCAACATGACGGCGACCATGACGTTTCGCTTCTCTTGGAAGGCCTGACTTAGCGGCCGCTTCGGCGTTGACAT